GATTCCCCGAACGGGTCTCTGGAGGAAATGGACGGGACGAAGATGGTGGAGCGCATGGAGATGTCCTCCGACATCCGCGCCGAGGACATGGTGTACTTCGAGCAGCTGCTGAAGGTCACGCTCCGCAACCTGCGCCGGGTGGCCCAGCGCATCACCAACCTCCGCGACCACCTGCTGCTCAAGATGGCGCTGTACGAAGTTTTCTACGGCAAGCGCCACAAGACTTACGTCCTGCTGGACTCTACTCACTACGCTCGCTACCAGTACATGGTCCTGATGCTCCAGCTGGAGTTGGCCCCGGTACTCAACCAAAGGTACATGGGAATGCACCTGTAACAACGATAGGGGTCAATAATAATGAAACAACGCCATCTCAGCGATTCCACCGAGTTCTTCATGTTGGGGCTGTCCATGTTGGAGACTTCCGGCAAGACCAACATCATCCCGGAGCTCATGCAACTGTTCACCCCGAAGCAGATCATCGCGCTCACCCAAGTCTACGGTGGCAAGACCATCAAGGTCCCCTCCCCGCAAGAGCTAGCTACCACCCTGAAGGCGGCGCTCTACCTCTACCAAACCAAATTCCAGAACCTCCCGGAAAACGCCGTGCGCGAAAGTCTGGAGGTGTCGGACGCAGAGTTCAAGACAATTCTCGATCACGTCAACAAGTGGCAGGCCCAGATTTGCAATCAGCCCGGGGCCAGCCTATACAGTATGGTTAAGGGTAATTGATCATGAACGAGCACTCCGCCATAGCCACCACCTACACTGCCATCGACGCTCTCTCGGAGCCCCAAGAACAGCTCATCGACATCCGGGAAGTAGCCAAGACTTTCGTAAAACAGCGGCTGGCCAATACCCAGAGCGTCGAGCAGATCCGGGCCAAGGCACTCTCCAAACTGGCCGATCGGCTGGATGACGAAGACGCCAAGTTTTCCCCTGCCGCGCTGCTGAACATCATCGACACCCTGAACAATTCCTCCAAAGACGACCTCGCCACTATCATGAAGGCCCAGTCAGGCGACGCGAAGCCGGGACAGGGTGGGAACTACTACAACATCTTCATGGGTGGCTCGGAAAACGGATCTGGTGGCTTCGGCGGCTCCCAACCTCAGCTCAGCTCCAAGCAATTCGGCATCATCGAGAAGCTGGTACTAGCTGCGGAAGTAATTACCGCTAATAATGGAATTAAGTAGTTTGTCTTTATCATCTAAGTAAGTCACCACGGCCAGTTTTATCCCATGGTGCTTACACCAGTTATTGCGCGCTATGTCTCTTTCCTTTTGGGCTAGTAGTGCTTGATGGCGGTTATTTATTGGCTTGAAATGCTGTTCTCCGTCATATTCAATGTATATGTCAAGACTTGATATGTAAAAGTCAAATCTCTTTCGTGGGTTAAACTCCGGGATAGCAATTTCCCTTCGATACTCGATTCCGCGTTCCTGTAGCCAATTAGAGATATATTTCTCGCCTTTAGAGTCATTACACCTAGAGCAACCCTTGCTATTATATAAGTGCCCATTAGGAGCTTGACGAAATTCACCGTGAGCGGGGCATATTATAGTTACCAGTTTCTTATGGTGTACATACTTTACTTTGGAATAGTCGTATTTGTCGCCGTGGACTTCCCTTGCGGCCGCAATAAACTCCTCTGTGGTAATCCGATTCTCGTTGGCTCTAGTCAGCTTGGCGCACTCTGGACATCCGTTACCGTAGAGGTGAAGATTGGGAGTTTGGAGAAACACTCCGTGTTCCGGGCATCGTATCTTCACTTTGTGCTTACACCCCAAGTACTCTACTTCAGAGTAATCGTACCGGCTGCCGTGCACAGTATTAGCTTTTTCCACGAAAGCGTTTCGGGCTTTTTTCGTCAGCTTGGGGCCGGTTGCACTCCCGATAACAGAATTACTGACTTCCCGAGCACAACTTGGGCACCCAGCTCCATATATGTGTTCTTTAGGTCGTTGAGAAAATATCCCGTGCTTACGGCATACTATATCGATCTTAGTTTTACAGTTTACGTACTTCACTTTAGAGTAGTCGTAATTGTTGCCGTGCTTCGCTATGGCTTTAGATATGAATTCAGTATGCATAACTTTTTATACAAATAACGCTATTAGACTAAGAGTTTCCGTTATATGGTAATGACTGAAAACGAAATATTGGCAGGGTTGGAAAATCTTGACTACAAAAAAGAATTAGAGCGGGTGTTTAATTCCCCAGAGTATAGGGAAGTGAATCGGCAGTTATCCGTAAACAACGCTACGTTTGCTAGTCTACCGGATAACGTGAAACTAGTGGCTTATTACTTGAATCAGCGAGGTATAGATACTTATATTCCTGATTTATACCGATATATGTATAAGCGCAAACCACCCACGGTGGAGGAGTACCTGACCGAGGCCCACGGCGGCCCGGTCATGGAAAAGCTGTACGACGGCTGGAAGAAGGTCCTACTCCGGGACTTTCATTCCTCTTTCATCCGCCAAACCCCCAACGAGCTGGTATTTTCGGGGTAAATCGGCTCCGGCAAGACCACGGTGGCCCGCCTGATGAAGCTGTGGCTGCTGATTCGGGTATGCATGCTCCGTAACCCTCAGGCTACGCTAAACGTGACACAGGAGACCCTGCTCGTGTTGGCCCTGTTCACGGTAACCTTGGACAAGGCCTCCCTCGCCCTGATCAAGCCGTTCATCTCGCTGCTGGACCAGAGCCCGTACTTTCAGGCAGTGGGTAAGCCCTCCGAGTTCGGTGACTTCGGCTCGTCCCCGTTGATCCCGTACGTGGTGCGGCAGAAGTACATCGAGTTCCCGAACAATATCATCATCAACCTCGGCTCCACCGTCGAGCACGCTGTCTCGTACTCCATGTTCGGGGCGCTGCTGGACGAGGCCGAGTGGGGCGCGGGCGGGGTAGAACGGGCGTTCGCTATCTACACTAACCTCCGAGAGCGGGTACGGTCCCGCTTCCTCGGGTCGTCTTTCACGCTAATGTCGCTGGTGTCCTCCTCCCGCTACACGAAGGGCATCATCGCCGAGTACATCAAGAACACCGACCCGAACGACCCCACCACCAAGATCTACTCGTTCCCGATCTGGGAGATCAAGCACTTCGACGCCTACAAGGACAAAGGCTACTTCTACGTCTTCGTGGGGAACAAGAACAACCCCCATCGCATCTTGCACGAGGACGAGGCAACCCAATACGAGGGCGGGGCGTTCGTGATACCGAAGGGGTGTCAGGTCATCAAGGTGCCGGAAGTCTACAAGAAAGACTTCCAGAGTCGTATTGGGGAGGCCCTCAAGAACCTCGCTGGTATCGCCGTGGACGCCGACTCCACCTACATCTTTAACGAAGACCCGGTGGAATGCCGGGAGCTCTGTCCGGAGTTGGAGATATATTCGGACCTCGGTAATAACGACGACCTGTTCAAGTGCATACCGGACTCGGTTTTCAATCGCGCCTTCGGAGGTATCCGGTTCCGCATCGCCCCCGAAGCACCACGGTATATCCACCTGGACCTCGCCGAGACGGGACAACTTGGTCTAGCTTGCATCCATAAAGAGCTAGACACCAACGGGCTAGTGGTGTACGTGGCTGATTTACTAATCAAGGTAAAAACCAACACTCGCATTGACCTCACTGCCATCAAAGACTTGGTCTGTAAACTGAGTGAAATTACACACTTGTCCTACCTTACTACCGACCAGTACCAGAGCACTATGTTGCGTCAACAAATTGAAATAGAAGGTGTGGCCGATAACGTAAAATTAGTATCTGTGGTAAAGACTTCGGAGCCTTACAATTCACTGTCTATTTTAATTACCGGCAAAAAGGTGTATACTGGGACTTGTAATAGCTTAAAAAAGCAATTAGGAGGCATCCAAATTGGTGAGGATGGTAAAGTTTATTACAGCCAAGCAGGGGAAGGACACGGAGACTTAGCGGACGCCTTAGCCGGAGCTTGTTGGACGGCTGCTAACGATCTTGGGGGTTGGCAAAAGAACTACCATGTCGATGAATGGTTAAACAAAAAAGAACCA